GTATAGACGGCAAAACCACTCTAAGACTTCATACTTCAATCCAATTACTCCTGACATAGAGACATTCCATTGAGTTTGTAGTCGTAAAAACATCATTACAATCTCCCAGTTTTCTTCAAATACAACAAAATCTTTTTCTTTCTCTTTCTTTGGCATACCAACAATCCCTAGTGCTATTGCATCTTCATAGGACTCATCTATTTCGTGACCACTGCCAAGCCAATATTCAGTGGCCTCTATTAGTTTTTTGAAGGAGCTTCCTGAGTCATTTCAAGAACAGCTTGAACTGTTGCTCTTAAAAAATGTGGATCATCTAAAAAGCTATCAAGTTCTTTTTTGTTAAATGGCAGTTCATTACCTTCTTCATCTTTTATATCTTGCCAACCTTTCATTACTGATTTAACAAGTTTTGGATCACCTTGTTCGGCTAATTGATTTAATTTAGTTAATCCAATTCTGTCAAATATCCCAGTAAAAGTTTCATCAACCCATTTACCACCATCAGAAGGAGAGGTAATTGTTATGGGCCATTTAATAGAAGTTACCTTTTTCCGAATTAAAGCCATTAAAAATATACATCTTACGCAACAATAACCAATAATCTAAGTAAAGACCAAGGAAAACTCGTCATTGCCGTTATTAGGAGTAGCCATAAATGGAAGATTTAACATCACAATTCCATCTGAATCTTCGTAAGTTGGTGCGCTTAAATCTGACTGTGGGCAACTCACCGTACAAATATTTCCAGCTCCACCCGAATGACTCCAAGTGTTAGTGCCTGTAGCTGAACCTGTAGCGTCATTGAAGAAGTTATGAGCAGAAAGGGCTACAGCTTCTACAACAGCAGTACCAGAAGGTGTTCTACCAGTGATAAGTGTCTCCTTTGTTCCTCCTACAAGTTCTCTATAAACAAGTTCGTTATTCATATCAAATGACCAAGACTGCAACGCACCTGCATAACCAAACAATTGGAAACTAGATGTATTGCCGTTCTTAAAGATAACTGGATCAGCTTGGTTGCTATAAGTTGCTGTTGGTAACGCTGTATCAGTTGGAGCGTTATAGATGCCAGTAAATTGGAAAGAAATTACAGGTATTTGACCTACTTCACAGTTAATTGAAAATGTTCCTCTTGCTCCCAAAATTGTGTGATTGACTCCATCAGTGTTGTATTTAATCGTAACGCTATCAAAACTGCTACTTACTGGGGCATAGGAATTTGAAGTACTTGAAACCGTTGTTAAAGCAAGGCCACATGCAAGTAAGGCATCAGAATATTTTGGCGGAGTACCTACAGCCCCACTACCTGCCATCTCTACGTCAAAGCTGACATTAACTCTTGTGTTAGCTAATAAAACTTCTTGATTACCTAAATAGCCCCTGATCAAGTCTCTACTGACCTCGTCACTAACAACAGGTTCAACTGTTAAATCTCTAACTAAGACAGCATTAGCAGAGCCAGTAGGGGTGCTTGTGCTTCCGTAGCTTGTCTCTTTCTTAATTAAAAGAGTCTTCTTACGAGAGAGTTTTGCCATTGCTCAAATACAGCCAAGTCATATATCGCTATCTTAGTAGGTTATTGATGCGTAATAACAATACTTACTGAGTTAAATCGTCAACTTGTGTTCGATATTGAATTGTCCAGTTAGTACTAATTGCTCCTGTTGGTTGATCTGCATCGCTCATTATGAAATCTGTTCCATTTGGTTGAACATCTATTGCATTACCATTTAGCGTTAAATCAGCAGTCATTTTTGCAAACATAGATTCAATAATTGAATCAGCAGCTTGATCAGGGCTTGTAGTAGTCGTACCTTTTACTAAAACAACAACTCGAACCTGCATCGTCCAATCAAGAGTTGGAAGACTTGTTGCCTGAGTACAGGAATTTGAAATCGGCTCTATAACTAAGGCAGGGAACTCGTTACGGGTAAGCGGAACCACCCTAGAACGATAAATGCGACTCGAAACCCCAGTAGTGCCAGCAAGATTAGTAACAATTCGGGCCAGGATATTTTCACACTTTGTAGTCATGTCTTTTGAATAGCAATGGTAACTATTTGACCATCTGTTGAAAAGCGAGTTTCACGAACTGTATAAGCAACAGAATCAACCGTAATTGAATCATTAGCAACTAATGTTCCAAAATCACTAGCCTTTGCTTGCAGCGTGTAATCGCTAAACAACACCATTCCATCTAAAACAACTTCACTAGGCTGAGACAATATTCCATTAGCAGTTGTAGAACCTGAAGTACAACTAACTCCAAATTCACCACCTACAAAAACAGAATTGTCATCACTCAGAGGCATCAGTCTTAGGCTTCTTTACGGCTTTTGGTTTTGGTGGAGCATCTTTGGCTTCTATAGCCCAACCTTTAGAAAGAAATAATTTTGCGTCAGCATCAGAAACATCGTAAGTTTTACCTGCTTCTAAAGCTTGACCACTAGCAACTTTGCTGGATAAAAGTTTAATTTTCATAAGATAAAATTAAAAAGAAAAGGGGGCCGAAGCCCCCTCTATGACTATGTAGTCACGTCTAAAATTGCAGCGAATGATTCAGGATGTCTTACAGCAACATCAAGTGTCATTATTCCACGAATTGAAGTTAATGCCTTGCTAAAGTCATCTTGGTCCTCCCCGACAGTAATTTCTAAACCGCCGCCCCAAAAACCAACTATGGCCTGTGAGTAATCACCAAAGACAATGGCAGAACATGATCCACTTGTTGAACCTTTAGTTAGGTTAGATGGAACCTGGTTAGAGGTAAGTACACCGTAGCCATTAAGAACAGCAGGAGTACCACCACGACCAATAGCAGATAGATCAGTGTTATAGAGGAAACTACCATCTGTAGCACTAGATCCTCCGGCTCTGAGTTTTTTCAAACCTCCCATCACTTTTGGATTGGTAACATACCTAATTCCAGAAGTATTAACACTACCGTTATCTTCCATAACGGCTGTTTCTAGGTCAACAATCTTCTCAAGAGTTACAGCACCACCGTTAGTACCCATAGCAACAGAACCAATGCCGGAAGTTTGCATGATTCCTGTTGGCTGACCAGAGGAACCAGATCCATTAAGAATCGCTAGGTCCATTGCCAACTGAAGACCATCTCTTAGGTCATCTCTAATTAACTGCTCAATACCAGGCGTTCCCTGTAATAGAACCTGTCTTGAGTGCTTCTGAATAGCAGCTAAGTTCTTAGGACTCATCGCTACCTGATCAAAGGTGCTGTTTGAGAACGTAATAGCTGTAGTTTCTGAGCTTAACCAATAGGTACTGCCTACTCCGCTGCGGCGTGGAATAGCGATGTCACCTACTAGACCATTCATGGTGCGAACACCAGCTTCTAGCATGACTGACTGATTTCTTAGTGCTTCAATGAAGTCACCAGCTAATAACTCAGTCGCAACAATGTTTCCACCGACATTTGCAGTCGAAGTAACATAAGTAGCACGTTCTGATAACGCTGTATAAGGAACAAAGAAACTTTTCTCTGTAGAACGTCTATGCCCTTTGTTTTCTACTTCTTGTGAAAGTTCACGTACATAACCAGCATCTTTAGATGACCAGTCACCTGTTAATAAAGAACGGATACCAGCAGAAATTCGATAATCACGCTGTTCTTTATCGTTTAGCTCTACTGGTGAAACAGTAGGAACTGGCTGTTGACCAATCTTGTCTAAAACAGCTTCACGAGCAACATCAATAGTGCTTCCGTTTTCTACTAATTGACGACCTAAATCTTCAAAGCCATGCTTAGAAGTTAAAGCAGTAATAGTTGCAATCCGAGAGCGTTCTGTCTTGGCTGCTTCTTCAGCGGCCTTTGAACGCACCTGGTCTAAATCAGGAGTTGTTGTCATCTCTTGTTGAGGTTGAGGTTGAGGGGGTGCGACTGGAGCCGCTGGAGTTGGTGCAGAAGCACGTTCTTCATCACTAATTGTAGGTTGTTCTTGCGTAGCAATAACACTTTCATTAGCAATAGATCTGCCAACACCTACGGTTGGGTCAGCAGGAACACTCACAATGGAAACTTCATGGGGAGACCATGAAGTAACACGATATGAGTTGTCTCCTTCTTCTGTGTCACTAACGCTGTATCCAACTGATACATTGCGATAGATTTTATCCTTGACCATATCAAGTGTTTCTTTGCCTAACGCATTGCGAGCAAAGCGAACTGAAGCCATACCTCTTTTCTTATCTTTATCCAACCAACCTCTTTCTACAACACCTATAACTTTGGAGGTGTCGTGATTTAGTAAAAGAGGTGCAGATGAATTTAGACGTGAAAAGTCAATAGACTCTTCTCTGTGATCAAGAATTTCGTTTCCTAAATACCCACGACTAACAGGTAATTCGGAACTGAAGGGAAATTCAATTGTGCGTTCATCTTCACTAATAACAAAATCAGTAAGTTCTGAACGGCGTTGAATTTGACCTTCTAAATCACGTTTGTCCTCCATTGGCGTTGTTGTTGTTTCCATCTACTTTAGTAGTTAATTGTTGATTAACGGCAACACTATCAGTATCGAATTTTAATCCTAACTGTTCTACCTGCTCAACTTCTGTCTTTCTTGCAGTAATTAACTCTTCAAAATCACCACCTTGTTCAGAAACAATTTGTGATTGTGTCTTAAATCCACATCGAACAGCTTCTTTAGCAGCTTGTATTTCTTTATGCGGATCAATCCAATCCCATCCTCTTGGCATCCATCTAACTCTCGTATATCTTTCAGTCTCAGTCTCGAAACTTGGCAGTTCTAAGGTTTCACTTAATACGGCCATTTCTAACCAGGCATCAAAAACACGACTATGGAAGTTTTCAATAAAGTAATTTTGAATTGCTCGATATTGTGAACGATCTTCTAACAAAGCTAAACGACTAGAACTATAATTCGATTGGCTGTAGTCACGACTCAAGCTTTCATAGGAAAGTCCGATACCAGCAGCCATAGAGCGTAACATTGCTCTCATAAAAGCTTCAAACTCACCATGAGGT